ATGATGAGCCGAATCCGGAGATGACTTCATTTGTGTTCAGGGAAACACTGATGAGTCATCTTTTAATATGGGGAAATGCTTATGCCCAGATCATAAGGGACGGGGCTGGAAGGGTGCTTGGACTGTATCCGCTCCTTCCGGACAAGATGGAAGTGCAGAGGGATGACAAAGGAAACATCTATTATGTGTATTCCAGAAACAGTGATGAGAACCCTACGTTCAAGGAATATGGAAATATCAAACTGAAAGCCGAGGATGTGCTTCATATCCCCGGACTTGGGTTTGACGGACTGATCGGATATTCCCCGATT